TCTTGAAAACATCGGCGCATATGCGCGAGGCACAACATTAGGTCAAGAAGTCGAGAAAGCCCGCGCAACACCAGCGCAAACAAAACGTAACGAAATAAGATCGCTACAGCGCGCGTTGTTAAACGACATTAAAAACTCTACGGGCATGAGCGCTCAAGAAATCAATTCTAATTTTGAATTGAAAAACATGCTTGAGACGCTTTCGGATCCGACGCAATCTATTGAATCTGTCAAGGCTATTTTGGCGGACATATCAGCGCGTTATGGTAAAGGCAATATCACTAGACCTGAAGAGGCGGCTGCTCCGGCTGCGCCTTCAACGCCTAGTGGCGGTAGAGTAATTGATTTCAGCCAACTCCCAAAGAGACGCTAATGGACGTTCGTTTGCCTGACGGCACAATAATAACAAATGTGCCCGATGATATAACGCAAGAAGATCTTATGGATCGTGTTGGCGGTATGCAACCGCCGCAAGATCTAACGATGGGGCGCGCGGCTGAAGTTGCTGGCGGCGCTATCGCTCCTATTGCAGCGGCGGCTGGACTTGGCGGTCTTGTTGCTGGCCCTGTTGGCGCGGTTGCAGCTCCGGCAGCGTTAGGTGTCGCTGATCTGGCGACAACGCTCTATAATATTGCAGCTCCTAAAATTGGCACGTCACAAGTTAGAACGCCGTCTGACATCGCTCGGCAATATCTAACGCCACAATCTTTCCGTCCTCGCACGCAAGCTGAAGAATTACTAGCCGCAGGCGTTGAAGGCGCAGGCGGCGCGTTGACGGGCGCAGGTGCGGCTAATATTTTAGCCAAACGCGCAGCCCCCGGCATCATGCGTAATGTATTAGCGACGATGGGTGAGCGCCCGTTTGTTCAAACAGGTGCCGGTGCCGGTGCAGCGGTTGCGCCCGTTCGCGCTGAACAGATAGGTTTTGAAGATCCACGCGCATTATTAGCGGCAAGTCTTGTCGGCGGTCTGGCTGGCGCACGAGGCGCGGCAGGATTGCAACAAACCGCTGAGTCAGCACTGGCCGCAGGTCAACGCGGCGCTCTGCGTATGGTTGGCAAACCACCATCAACAGAAGCACTTGGCGAACGCGCATCAGAAGCGTTTAATCGCGCTACATCGCTTGGCGTTCAATATGACCCGACAGCATATCAGTCTTTTTCAAGCGGTTTAGAGTCTAGCCTAAAAGGTTATGATCCTGACTTTTCTAAATTTGCTGACGTAAAAGTAGCTGTTAACAAACTAAAAGATCTTGACAGTCAGCTATTAACTATTGAACGGCTGCATAACGCGCGTCAAATGCTTGGCGTTTTGCGCGGAGACAAAGAAAAAGACGTGCGCCGCATGGCCGGTATTTTGACGGACAAGTTGGACGATTTTGTCACAAACGAGAAGAACACCAACATTGCCGCTCAGATGAGCGGAGCGGGACGCGACGCCGCTGACGCTCTTATGTCAGGTATCAAAGACTATAAAATGATGAGCAAGAGTTCCGAGATCGAGCGTTTGATTGAACGCGCAGATCTTGTTGGCGGCTCGGCCGAAAACATCGAAACACAGTTTCGCGTTTTAGCGCGCAATCCAGCGCGTTTACGTAAATTTACTGAAGATGAACAAGCAATGATTAAACGCATTGCTAAAGGTCAGGAAGGCTCTGCGCTTGCTAATTTTGCAAGTATGTTATCGCCAACGCGCAGTCCGGCAATGCTTGCGTCGCAAGCTCTTGTTGGAGGTTATGGTTTATCCAGCGAAGATCCGTATGCGTTTTACGGCGCGGGTGGCGCAGCTTTAGCTGGTGCAACAGGCCGCGCTGTTCGTAATGCATTAGCGCGCCGCGCTGCCGGTAACGTCGCCGCTATGACACGCGGCGCTCCTACTGCCGTTCCATTTTCTGTTGAATACGCTCCTATCGCCGCGCCTATAGCGACGCAGGGCATAAACGCAATGGCGAGATAGAGATGACTGAATATCAGTTCTTTTTTAATGTCGCCACGGCGATAGTAAGCGTCACTTTTGGATGGGTGCTTAATACGATCTGGGGGTCTTTAAAAGATCTTCAAACGGCTGATAAAGCGCTCGTTGATAAAGTCGCCGCAATAGAGATACTTGTCGCTGGCCGGTATGTGACGCGCGATGAATTTAATGTCGCGCTAACCGCCATATCGTCGAAGCTTGACCGCATACAAGATTTGCTCTCACAAAAGGCAGACCGATGACTTGGCCGCTTCAATCACAATGTGACGCGTTTTATGGCAACCCCCGTGGACGCAATGGGCGCGCTTCGGCGCAGTGGGAAAAAGCTAATCTTGTCCGAATCAATCCACCGTTTAAAATGCAGTTTGCTGGCAAGCCGATCACGTCGATCACCATAAATAAAAAATGCGCAGACAGTTTGTCACGGATTTTTGACGCAATTTGGCTTGCATCCGGTAAGAATCAAAAAATAATTGACGATTGGGGCGTGTCTGTCTTTTCAGGGTCATATAACTATCGTGTAATGCGCGGCGGTAACGTATTGTCAATGCACGCATATGGGTGTGCTATTGACCTTGACGCCCCCCGGAATTGGTTTCACGACCAAAATCCGCACTTCGAAAAAGTGCCCCAAGTTCTACGTGCCTTCGAGGACGAAGGTTGGACTTGGGGTGGTTCTTGGTCGGGCAGAAGCAAAGATGGTATGCACTTCCAAGCGGCGCGCGTCCGTTAATAGGAGTTAAGTATGATTAAGAATTGGATGACTACGATTCCTGGCGTGTTAACATTAATAACAGTTTTGTTTCAGGCTTGGCAATCTAAAACGCTTGATTGGTCTTCTTTGCAGGCGGCGCTTATTGGTCTTGGTCTTGTAGCGGCTAAAGATTTCAACGTAACAGGCGGATCTAAGTGATTTCTATTATATTAACGCTTATCAGCGGCTTGTTTACAGCCGCTGGTAAATTGTTTGAATACTTATACGCTCGGCAGATGATAGACGCTGGTAAAACGGCGCAGCAACTCGAAGACTTTAAGGGGCAAGTAGATGCCGCCAAGAAAGCCGTTGAAGCCCGCGAACGTATTCGTAGGCTTGCTCTTAATGATCCCGCTGGCCTCATGTCAGACGACGAGTTTGTCAGACCCGATGACAAATAGCCTCGCTTTTTGCGACGCTGCTCGGCCCATTTATTGGAGCCGTAAAGATACATTAAAAACTATTGAACAAATTAAAGAACATAACGCCGTAGGTAAACTCTGCGGGTGGGATAAGAAATGATAACCGCCCGTGATGTTGAGCAAGTCCTCAAAAAGCACAAGCAGCCTTCTGGTCGTTATCATATTAGTAGGGCGGCAAGAGAGCTAGGCATAGACCGCCATCGCCTTCGCTATTTAATGTTGAAATACGATAAATTTGAGCAACCAAAACTTCCTCATCGCACACGTCAAATTGATGAATTAATTCGTGATCGCATATCTGAAAGCGAGCGAATCATTAACGCTGACGAAGCCCGTGATCTAATTAAAGTAAAAATAAATATCGACGGGCCCGTAGCTCTGTTATGTATGGGTGATCCGCATATTGACGATCCGGGGTGCGCTTTTGCGTTACTTAAGTCTCATCTTGAGCTGGCTGCTAGTCACCCTTTTGTGCTGCCATGTAATATTGGAGACCTGGCGAACAACTGGGTCGGTAGGCTGTCACGGTTGTATGCAGATCAATCCATCACCGCCCGCGAATCATGGACGCTGGTCGAATGGATGGTCAAGTCAGTTCAATGGTTATTTATCATAGCCGGAAATCATGACCTATGGACGGGGTCAGGAGATCCTGTTTCATGGTTCGCAAAGCAAGCGGGCTCCATGTATGAAGAGCATGGCGTAAGATTAGCGCTTCAGCATCCAGACGGTTCCGAGACGCGCGTCCATGCACGCCATGACTTTCCAGGCCACAGTATTTGGAACTCCATGCACGGTCCAAAGCGTGAGGTTATAGCTGGCTTCCGCGATCATCTTCTTATCGCAGGACATAAGCACATTGGCGGCGATGAAGGCATGATAACGCCCGATGGGACCGCCGCTCAACTTGTTCGGGTGTCAGGGTATAAGGTGGCCGATACCTACGCTAAGTCATTAGGTCTAAAAAAGATGCCTATGCACCCGGCAGCTTTAATAATTATAGACCCTAGAGAACCTGGCAATTCGCGTGGCCGCGTGTTCTGCGCGCCAACAATTGACAAGGGTGTCTTAATATTAGACGCGCTCCGTAGAGAATATGATGCTTCTAAAAAAAGGAAGAAATCATGACGGAAGACGACGAAGATCTATATGACGGCCCGGATACTATCGAAGAAGCTGAATTAGATCCGGTAGCCGCGCGTTGTAACTCGTTTACAAAACTCCTTGCATATACCGCGCATATTAAGGATGACGATCTACGCAAGGAAGCTATTTTAATGCTAGCCGCTGTGCGACGTAGTTTTAAGACTCTGCCGACCGGGGAACTTGCACAGTTTCCAAATGTGAAAGGTCAAGCTTAGTATACAGCTTAGTGGCAACGGCTGCCCTAAAATCTCGCTTGCGCTTATAGTCAATATCAGCGCCAGCGTTTAATTTTTGATCTTCATAATCTTTGGCAAACATCGTCGCAAACGCCTCATAATTCATGGCGTCTAGGCGGCTGTCTGTATGCGTCGGATTAGCAAAGTTACGCGCGTTTTTGACGCACACCATTATGACTGCCACTTCATAAGGATGTATATCACGACCAAGACGCAGCGAGGCAAGATCGGCTATAAGCTGGAAGTTATTTTCAATACCCCCGTAATCAGCGCCGCGTTCTCCAATAAGATCACTTGCTTGCTTTAATAGATCGTGTGGATTCATTTTCTATTCCCCTTAACAATTCAGTCCGTTCTCGCGTCGCCCGCAGCGTTGTATATCGCTGGTGTAGACGTATGAGTATTGTGGACCGCCGAGCGTTATGGCGCTCGTCCTCCAAGAGGTCCAATACCTCTTGTTCTGTAAAGCCTGCGATGGCTTGGTTAATTTCGCGCCAATTCATCTAAGGCTAACTCCGCTAAAGATTTCTTGTCATATAAACTTGCAAATATGCGTTCGTCAATAGTTTTATTACAAAGGATAACGTAACACCAGACATCTTTGGTCTGGCCTGACCGATGCAGACGCCCTATTGTTTGTTCATAAAGTTCTAATGACCAAGGCATTGATAGAAAAATTATTTTGTTGCCGCCGTATTGTAAGTTTAATCCATGACCGGCGCTTTTAGGATGGATTGCTAGTAACTCTATCTCGCCTTTGTTCCAGCGCTCGACGGCGTTAGGCGCGTCTATGGTCTGAGCGTGCGGGTATTGACGTAATATCTCAGCTAATTCTTCTTTGTAATTGTAGACGATGATCGTATTGTCTCGCTGATTTTCAGATAGAATTTCGCCCAAAACATCAAATTTGTGGTAGGAGATCCATTCAGGACCGTTGGGTCCGTAGATAAACCCGCCCGCAAGCTGTTGTAGCTTATTTGTGACAGCAGCCGCTGTTGCTGCGGTGATTGTTTGATTAAGCTC